ATAAGTTGGGTAAAAGATAGTATTGGAACCGATGAGGTTGCTGCTATTGAAGCAAGTTTAAAATCTGAAATCGATCTAATTAATACACCAGTTCAGACAACAGGTGTTGCTTGGTCTTAATAAGTTTTTTGTTGCATTTGTCTAGTCATCATTCCACCCAAAATGTACAAAGGCCCAAGAGTTGGAATAATTAAGAGCATTGATATAATTAAGGTGTGAGAAATCGCTTTCAGTATTGCTTCACGAATCATGTTTCAAAAAATTTGTCAGATAGCCTCATTGTTGTCTTTATTCCTTACCTTGTCAATGTTAGGCGGTTCATATTACGCTTACCGCTTTGTGACCAGCGAGCAATTCAAGGCTAAAGTCATGAATGAGGTTCTTGATAACGTATCTGGAATGATGCCGAAAGTTTTAGATAATGCACTACCTGATGTTACAGGGCCAACAATACCAGAATTTAAACAGCCAAAACTATAATTGGAAATTACAAAAATTTATATTCCACAAATAGAAATTAAAAAAATAGATATTCCAAAAATTAGAATATGGGAAATACAAAGACCAACCCTTGATATTATTCATAAACCTGTAGTTGATATACCAGCTTGTGTTGATGCTCATAGAAATAATTTACCGAGTCTTATAGGAAAAGATGAAAAAGGGACTTATCAAGCCTGTGGAACGTTTGACATACCGAGTTTTGAACCTTTGGAATATAATCCTAATAATTTTATTTATACAGCCCCTATAAGTCCACAGAGTCAAGAACCAGAGGAGATAATACCAGAACAGCCAAAAATTCCAGAAACAAAAAAAGAAAAAATTAAATTTGAACCCTGTCCACCTTTAAAACCACAATTTATGAAAGGTGATTACAGAAATGATAAAAGGATTTCAAGATTTGACTCTTACGAAAGAATAGAGATAAATGGAGTTTTTGAGTGTGTCGAAAATTGGGAAAAAGTACCATTCAGAGAAAGCTTTATTGGTTCACCTGAAGCGCTTATTTCTACTGCTGTCATCGGTGTGGTTGCTGGTAGCTCTGCGCTTTTGGCTCCTATAATAAAAAAAGCAATATCAGAAATATTTAAAAAAATAAAGAAAAAACTTACAAAAGAAAAAAAAGATAATGTAAAATAAAAAAACCCTATTCGATCAGGCAATGGATAGGGCGTCTAGGTAGGTAAGTGCTAACCGAGCTTACCTACTGCCTCAATTTATGTGTATGTGGTAATACTTGCCCCTTCTTTGGACTAACAATTACATCTTCACATAATTTGTGGTAAATACTGTTTTTTGCATATTCGATTCCAGCAAGTTTTAATTCACCGCAATTTTTAAGCCTTGCAAGTTCATAATTAAGGCGTTCTTTAGATAGTATTTGTCTTTGTATTTTTTCTTGAGTTGTTGCTGATTTTAAGCAAGCATCTTGAAATCTTTTATCTAAAGGAATATTAAATGTCAAAGCAACACCAACATTTAAACCAAGTGAATCTTTATTGCCACTGTAATTTTCTTGATAAAAAAGAATTTCACCAGCATTTGTGAGGTTCCCGTCATCATCAACGGCTTGATTATAATATGGAGTTTCATAGGTGTAATCCATAGGGCGTTTGATATTTAAATTTGTATAGGCAAACGGGCTTATTGACATTTGTGGACCAGAACAAACTATCCCATTTCCATAGCTATTTTCCACCATTGGGCCGCCCAAAACTTGCGTTGCAAAATTTGAAACTGACCCACTGGCTGAAGCTTGTGGAGCCGCAGTGTTTGAGGTATTAGCAAATGCTGGACTTCCAAACAATAATCCTATTACTGCGAGAATATTGTAGTTGTATCGGTTACGCTTTCTGATTGAATAGTTCTTGTTATGTCTGTTATGGATTGAACCCCACTTGGAGTATATGTCTCTACAAATTGAAAAGCACCTTGATTTGTTAATGTCCAATTTGGTTTCTGGTTTAAATCTAAATCTGTCCAAGTATAAGTCGTCCCATTTAGGTTTTGATTACTGGTAGTGACAGGAGGTGTGATTGAAGTCCCATCCATTTTAATTCCAGAGCCGGAAACACTATATTGAAATCCACCATACTCTGTTGTTCGTATAGTCTCTGTAACATTAGTTGTTGTCTCTGTTCGACTTGTGGAACTACCCTGAGTGAAGTTAGGAACCACAGGGACAGCATAGACAGGGCTAGATATAAGAAAAACAAACGGAAGCGTCCTCCACATTAATCAATTTTTAAATCAGTAACAAATTGACCTGTTAATACTATTCCTGTTCCTGTTCCACCTGTTAGCGACATTGTGTGATGATCCAAACTGACGCTGGCAGTACCTACGGAACCAGCCGCAGTTGATGTCAAATCGCTGAAGTTTTGAACAGTCCCCAGTGAAGTTATTGCTGCTGATGGTGTCTGGTCGCCTTCTAAATAGGCTTGAGAAAAACTGAACGTTTCACCCGCAACAGTTTGTGAGGCAGTTGGCATCGTTACCGCAGGGACCCCAGAAGACACAGTGCCGAAGCCACCCACAGTTGCATTGCTATTAGAATCAACAGTAGAAATATTTGTGCCGCTTATGCTGTAACTAGATCCCAGCTTATCGGCTGAAGTTGCTGCCGATAAGGATTCCAGTTTGACTGATGACGTGATTGAACTCTGAATATCACAATAAGCCGCAGATGGAATACAGAGTGCAGCCAGAAGTAATAGCTTTTTCATTTGATACCTACTTTCGAGTTTTTGTTGTCTACTATATTAACTTTACCCTGTAACTTTTTTTTGTCATTATTCTTACTTTTCAGGTCAACCCCAAATTGCGTAAGGACACCCGAAAGCAAGCCTGCGGCAAAGGTCGTGTCAATTTGCCTTACGGGATTCGGATTATAGTAAGACCAAGAAATGACCGCCAAGGACCACCCAAGAACGACAAGTTGAACGAAAGTCGCAACAATATTCGGCCTTTGTTTTTCTTCTTCTAATTCCTCCATAAAAAGACCTTTTTGCTAAAACTAGCAAACTTGTCTAGAGTTGGAAAGAATATATTACAAAAAATGATTCGATTTATTAAGCCAATACTGAAGTTCTTCGTCAAATCAAACGCAGTAAAATCTCTCGTTGTTGGATTGCTTGAAGATTATGCAAAGTCCACAGAAACAGACATTGATGATGAAATAGTCAAGTTGGTTAAGGAAAAGTTATGGCCTGTAACATAAGTTTAAGTTATGTTAAGGATAAGGCATCTGGTGGTCAGTGCCTTCTCTGCAAAAAAATGGGCTTACTAATTCCCCAAAAGTAAGCCTATTTTCAATATAAGGAGGTCAAGTTGCTATGGCTTGGGATGATTGGCTTACCATAACAGAAACGCTTGAAGATCAACTTTATCTTGAAATTCAAGCGCGGATGTTGGCCGAGATAACTGACTTTGAATATTTGCTTGATATAGCTGTAAATTATCAGCGGCAAAATTGGCAAAAAGACGAGATCATCAAAAATTGCATTGCAAAAATTGGCGACCTCGAAACAGAACTAATTAAGCTAAGTCTTAAAAAAGAAAAAGACGATAATAATTCAAGAATTAAAAAGGAATATCATCGCCCGTTGTAGGCTCGATAAAATTAAGATTTATATTGCCGAATAATCCATATTTTCCTTCTTTGGCTTTTGCGTTGATGTAGATACCATCAACTTCAACTTCTTCTTTCTTTGAATAATCCCAAACTTTACCTTTCTTTTGTTTAGTGTCTACCATTTTCATAACTTCTTCACAAAAGGCGGGAACAGATTCAGAAGGAATAAACAAGGACATTTTTTGCGGATATTTATCTTGATCTTCATATTCATTTTCACTTGTTGAAAACTTGATTGGATAGGGCATCGCGGCTTTAAATGAATCAGGCATGATTAAAAAAATTTGTTAAAAGTTGATCGAATAATTGTGTAAGCGAAATTTTGTTTTTCGCGCAGTATTTACGAATTAGGGTGGCTTGCGTATCATCGGTTCTGAAATAAAATTTGTTGCGGTTGTAATAAGAGTTGCGGCGTG